ATCATTTATTTGGCTAGAAAAACTAGATCAAGGTATTCTGGCCCATGAGCTAAACCATTATGTCGATGACCTGTTTGAGCATCTGAGTTTAGGCGATCCAACCGGCGAGTTAAAATCATATCTGTTAGGATATCTTACCTTAAAAGTTTGGAAGGGGATCAAAGGAGATTGAGATGAATCCAGCAACAGGCGACATTCGTGGTTTAGGTTTTGACAGTGTTATAACTGATGAGGTCAGTGTTGGCATTCCAGAAGAAGAGCTTGGGATGGTCATTCAAATGAATCGTGCTCAACGTAGGCGCTGGGCTAGGAAGCAAACGTGTCTTTGTGGTAGCGGTAAGAGGTTTTTGAAGTGCTGCGGATCAGGAGATAGAAAGTAATGCCTAAATCACTGCAACAAATGATGAAGGACGATGCCGATGCGGTGGCATTGCCGACCAAAGAAGAGCTTGGAGACTTGGAGGTGTTGGCCAATAAGCAACTGAAGATCGAGCAAAAGATTGTCGAGGTAGAAGCATACCTTAAAACGCTAGGTGAGAACCTTCAGTCGATTCAAGTTGTAACAATCCCGGCAATGTTTGACCAGCTGGGGATTATCGACTTTACTCTTAAGAATGGTAAAAACATTGAGATCAAAGAGAGTATTCGGGCCTCTATTCGGGCTGATTTCAAGCGTGAGGCAGTTCTTTGGCTTGACGATAATTCACTAGGCGGAATTGTTAAACACGATTTCCGTATTAAACTTGCCAGAGGGGAAGGAGAGCATACGACAACTCTGGTTAAAATGTGTGACGAATTGGATTTGGATTACGACGATGCAGAATCGGTTCACGCCGGAACCCTAAAAGCAACGATCAAAGAACAACGAACAAAAGGCGTTCAATTTCCAGAAGAGTATTTTAGCATTTTTGACGACCGAAAAGCGGTCATTAAACTCAAGTAAAGGACAATGATATGGCAGAACCAAGTGTACGATGGTGGGAGACTAAAAGGAGAAGTTATGCGAAGTGATTTAGTCGGTAAACCAGAAGAGAGAGTGTACCAAGAATATCCATTTTTAGGGATTAATGAATCTGGGGTTGTTATAATGTTTTCTAAAGCAGGTACTGGGGTTATTGTTCATTCCCCAAAGTATCCAGACTCGGTTGGAAACCATCAAAGCAATGTTGTCCAAGATAAATTTGAACCCCTTCGCGGGACAATCACCCTTAGCAATTAGGAGCATTTATGCACAGCAAAGTTAAACCACTATCGATATCGACTGTCCCAGAAACCTATCCATGTATGAAAGAGCATATATCAGGCATGGTTGTTTTGTTTACTGAACCAAAGGCTGGGGTGTTTTTAGGTGGTGGAACAGGATACACAAATTTTGCTTATTATACTGATGAGTGGTGCGAAAACGAGTTTGAACCATTCCACGGTGAAATAACTATTTTCACAGAAAACTAAGAGGAGGCCAAAGTGGCTAAGAAAAAAGAGTTGGTGAAAAAAACAGCAGGAGCACTAGCAAAAATCGATTTCGGAGCCGATGCCGGGGCGGGATTTGAGGATACCGATTCCAAGTGTTTCGCTATTCCGATCTTGAGGGTAATTCAATCGGGTAGCCCCCAAGTGAAAAAGACCAAGCCTGAGTATAATGAGGATGCGCGAGAAGGGATGTTGGTTAATAGCGTAACCCAGGAACTGTTTGACGGCGATAAAGGACTGTTGATTATTCCTTGTTACTTCCTTCGTACAATCAATGAATGGCCACAGCGTGGTTCAAAAGAAAGCAAATCAGTTAAAATCTGGTCGGTTGTTGATGGTGAATCTTTGTATGATGATTGTACCGAAGGACCAAAAGGCGAGATGTTTTTGCCGAATGGTCATCAGCTCGTTGATACTCGAAATCATTACGTATTGGTAATCAACCCGAGAACCAAACAGCTGGAGCCATGTTTCTTCCCGCTATCCAGCACTCAGATCAAGAACTCTAAACGTTGGCTTTCACAGATGAACGCATTTAAATTGGAAGATGGTCGAATTAAACCAATGTTTAGTCAAGTGTATCATTTGACCACTGTTCCTGATTCGAATGAAGCAGGGGATTGGTCTGCTATTAATATCGCTCATGTAAGTGAGGTTGTTGATGTAGCACAGTATTCAGCAGCGAGAGCCTTCCGTGAGATGGTCCGTTCTGGTGTGGCCAAGGTGGCCGACGAAACAGAACCAGCTTATTGATATTGTGGGCAGATGTAAAGTATTACTTTACATCTGCCCAATAATCTAAGAGTAATAAATGAAAAATAAAATAGCGAAATTATTTAATGGGCTCGACCGAGCCTATGGCACATATAAAATCGGTGCTAAGAAAGGAGCTGGGCGGGCCATCACAGTCTCCAAGCCGGTGACAGCGGCTCTCTGGGAGAAGCATCTCAAGGGTGAGCAGAGCATAGGTATTGCCCCGCTTAGGGACAGTAGCAAGTGTCTCTTTGGTGCAATTGAAGTCGGTGTTGATCCAGAAACCATAGCCAATATAGTGGAAAAGTATGATTGGCCTTTGGTAACTTGTCGAAATAAAGCAGGAGGAGCTACCGTTTATCTCTTTACCAACCAGGAAGTACCAGCAAAAATTCTTACAAGTAAATTAGGCATGTTTGCCTCGGCGTTTAATTCCCCTGAAACCCTACACTTTTATCCTATGCTAGATACAGTCGATATTGATAATTGGGTTGATGTACCATATTTTGATTTTAAAAAATCTGCCTGTTGTGCTATAAAAGAAGGTGAAGATCTATCATTAACAGCATTTATTAAATACGCAAATTCTCGCCGTATAAGTATGGCTGATTTATATGCCCTGGAGCCTCCACCTCTGGAGTTCTCCGGGGCTCCTCCTTGCCTGGAGCATCTTATTGCCGGAGGCTTCCCCAACGGCTTCATGGATACTGCTTTATATAGTATGGGTGTTTATGCCCGGATGAAGTATCCGAACGACTGGCAGCGCTGGGTCCATGACTATAATGAAAGATTCATGGGAACAATAGCACCGCAAGAAGTCCATACAGTAATTAAAAGTCTTGACAAAAAGAAATATATGTATAAGTGCAAAGAAGACCCTATTTGCAGCCATTGCAACAAGGTTCTTTGTGCTGAACGTGAATTCGGTATTCAATCCGACGCTTCACCATATAAAGGTTCTGCCGGTCAGAAGCAATTCCGGCCCTGTATCCTTGACGATGTAGAGCCCCCAGCTCATTGCTACATGCCGCCCCCGGACTCAGCCGATGAGCCTTACTGGGTGTTTACAATTAACGGTGTGGATATGGACGTTAGCATCGATATGGTCCAGAGTCAAATAAAGTTTATGCGAGAATACCTCAAGAAATTTCGCCGGGTGGCTCTGGCGATTGATGAAACCAGATGGATGAAGGCGGTGAACAAAATACTTGAGGAGGCAGTTGATCACGATCTGCCTCCAGACGCTGGACCGGAAGGTCAGCTTAGAATTCACCTGGAAGCCTTCTGTACCGGCAAGGTCCAAGCGCGAGTTAAAGACGAGCTACTGTTAGGTAAAGTTTGGCGGGATATTGAGGATACTGAAGCAATTGGCGATAGGATCTATTTCCGCTCCCCGGACTTTTTTAAATATCTGGAAATGCAGCGGTTTAAGATCTACAAAATGAAAGAGCTTTATCCGATCTTCCGTCGCTGGGGTGCAAGGAATCACCAGTTTATGATTAAAGGTAAATGCACTGCTTGCTGGTCGATGCTGCCATTTGAAGAACAGACTGAAGGCTTTGATGTACCGAATGTGCAACAGGGAGATTATTGATGAAACTCCTTAAGATAGCGATAGGGTTTTGTCTTATATTTGTGCTTTTGATTTTCTTGCCAAAACAATGGCTAGGCGAGCCCATAAACAACAGCCGACAAGCCATGCTTTGCGCTTGGGAAAAGATGCACACGGAAGGTGAATTAGCAACAATGATCAAAGCAGCCAGATCCGATGATATTGTCACCAATAAAGAATACAACTCTATTCACGCCGCCAAAGAAGCGAGAGACTATGGGGAGTTATATAAATGAATACTAAATGCCCTAAATGTAAATCCAAATGGCTTGAGCCTCTGGAAGAATATAGTTCCGAAGGGAAGTGTTCAGTCTATCGCTGTGCGATATGCAGCCAGCGGATTTATCCTGATGTTGGGCGACCGGAGGACAAAGATGAAGTGGCTTAAACAACTCTTTTGTCGCCATGACTATAAACCGATGACTGGTCTAATGGGCTTCTTTTGCAAGGTTGAGTGCATTAAATGCGGAGCTATAGATAATGACTTCACAGACTCAGAAGTAACATCATTTACAGTATCCTTTGGAAAGGAAAATAAGCCACATTGTAACGCTGAAAAGGAAACATACTCTGAAGGATATAACTGTGATAATTGTGAACATGAAGACTGTGTAAATAGTGAATGAACCTGTAATCATCCTCGGGCCGCCGGGAACCGGGAAAACCACGACGCTAATGGATATTATCGAAGCAGAGATGGGCAATCAGGTGGAGCCGGAAGAGATTGCTTTCGTGTCGTTTACCCGTAAAGCTGCTCAAGAGGCTATCGACCGGGTGCTGGACCGGCTGCTACTAAACATAAAGGATTTCCCCTATGTCAGAACGATTCACAGTCTTGCCTATCAGTCTGGTGGAGTTAGAAAAGATGAGATTATGCAAAGAGAGCACTACCTTGAACTCGGAGAGATGCTTGGACTGGAGTTCTCAACTCCCGGAGACTTCGAGGAGGGTGGCCTTCTTTCCATGTTACACCGAAAGTCGGGAGATCAGTATGTCTACCTGGATGGGTTTGCTAGAAGCCGTCAAATCAGCGCGAAAAAAGCATGGGCGCTGCTTGGAGATTACGACCTCAACTGGTGGGAATATGAGAGGTTCACAAGGGCATTATGCCTCTACAAAGAAGAACGGGGCTTGAAGGACTTCTCCGACCTGTTGGAAATTGAGTGTGCGCCGTTACCGATCAAGGTTGGGATTATCGATGAAGCCCAAGATCTATCAACGCTACAATGGAAATTCATATTAAGGATGTTTGCTAATGCCGAAAGACTATACATCGCAGGAGATGATGACCAAGCTATCTATACTTGGTCAGGAGCTGACGTTCATCATTTCCTCGGGCTCAAAGGCACCAGAAAGGTTCTCAATCAGTCGCACCGAGTTCCAAAAGCGATTCACAGACTCGCGGAGGAACTCGCTGGAAGAATCCATTCTAGGATTCATAAAAAGTATAAACCAACAGAGGTCGAAGGAAAAGTAGAGTACCATTATAATATGGATTCTATTGACTTCAGTAGCGGCTCTTGGCTACTATTAGCCAGGAACGGCTATTTGCTAAATCAGCTTGCAAATCTCATGCGGGACCAGGGTTATATGTATTCCTTTCGTGGAAAGTCAGTAGTTAATAAAGAACATATGAAGGCCATCTCCGCTTGGGAGTATTGGCGCAAAGGTAACACCTTGACTGACACTGAAAAAGCGCTGGTAGAGAGCTACCTGCCGCTAGGAACGACGAAGTGGCCTACAGTTATATGGCATATAGCCTTAGAAAAAATACCGCTTAGAGAGCGTGAATTCTACATTAGCTTGCTCCGCCGTGGTGAGAAGATTACACAAAAACCAAGGATAAACATCAACACCATCCATAGCGTTAAAGGTGGAGAGGCTGACAATGTGCTCTTATTGACCGACACCACCCAGCGAACGATTGAGGGCTTTCATGTCAACCCGGATGCTGAATGGAGAGTTTGGTATGTAGCTATCACCCGAGCCCGAAAAGAGCTGCATATCATCATGCCACAAACCCTACACGCAATAGAGCTATGAAGCCATTTGAAGCAGTTCCTATAGGAACAAAACGGTTTGATCAAAGCCATAATCGCTATGAAGTTAAGGTAGCTGGTCATCCGTTGTTCCCGAATAGAAAATGGGTGAACAATGCTCGATATGTGGTAGCTGTAGACCTTGACAGAACACTGCTCTCCTGTGAAGTTATTCACCACAAAGATGGTAATTCGCTTAATGATGCTATAGAAAATCTTGAGCTGCTAAGTAAAGAAGATCACGCCGCAAGGCACAGCACTTATGTGAGGTATTAAAATGACCCCAGAAAATGAAAGAATATTGGCAGAAGCTAAAGAAGAGAATCCTAACTTTGGGCGAAGGTTGCTATTCAAAGAAGCAAAAACCAGAGGCTATACCGGAAGCCAATCTGCGGTGCAGCGCTGGCTTGAGCGCCAAATCAGATTGAATGATATTGAAGCGCCGAGAGCCAAGATCTTGGAGAAGCTAGCCTATTCACCTTATTCCGATGCTGACTTACTGGCAATCCTGAAAAGCTCCAAACAAGGCACTACGACCAATGTGCATAATTTCAATTGGGGCGGGGATAAAGCCAAGCTGTTGGTGTTTTCGGACCCACATATTGGCAATAAAGTGTTCCGGGATGATTGGTGGTATGCTATGTGGGACGCAGCTGCTAAGTACGGGGCTGAAATGGCTTTCTGTATTGGTGATGTTCTAGAGGGACCGCCAATTCGCCCTGGGCATATTTACGAGTGCTCCGAGATCGGTTGGGACGCACAAAAGAACAAAGCCTTTGAGTTAATGGAGGATATCCCGTTGGTGATTAATGGTGTCATGGGCAATCATGATCTATGGTATATGCAGAAAGGCAACAGTGGAATCAGCCCTGGGAAAGAGCTAGACCAACACACCAATTTCAACTACCTCGGGGATCATTTTGCTACTGTGAAAGTTGGTACATTGGATATCGGCCTTCATCATGGTCTGGACGGTGCAGCCTATGCTCTGGGTTATCGTATCCAGAAGATTATTGAGGCGATGTCCGGGGGAGATAAACCACATGTTCTGTTCACCGGCCACGACCACAAGCAAGGGCATTTCCATTATCGTAATGTCCAGGCGATAGCATCAGGGACCATGTGCCCTCAGACTACTTGGATGCGTGGTAAACGACTCCAAGCCGCCTGTGGCTTTTACATTATCGACCTGGAGTGGAACAGTAAAGGGCTGGAGTCAATCGCCCCACGCTGGTTCCCGTTGTACTCATGATTATTTATATAACAATGTGTTGCAATTATCCAGATGAAGCATTTGTGGATGAATTTCTAGCTATCCAGCATGTGTTATATGAGGCTGATGACTATCTTGAATCTGATAGAGAGGATAGTATAGAAGAAATATTTAAAGAGGTTGAGAGCTGTTTGTTGATTAAGGAGACACCATGAGAATCTACATAGCAGGACCGATGCGGGGGTACGATAATTCGAACTTCGATGAGTTCGACAAAGCAGCCAAAGCTCTACGGGCTAAAGGCTATCAAGTGGTTAATCCAGCGGAGCTGGATAGGCTATTCGAGGGTTGGGGTAAATATCCACCTGTCGATTTCGACCCGAGCAGAGCTGATCTGGTCAGGTTTATGGGCCGCGATATAAATGGCCTATCAAATTGTGACTCTATCTATATGCTTAGAGGTTGGAAGGTTAGCAGTGGTGCACTGGTTGAAGTTGCCTATGCTGAGTTTCTTGATCTGGAAGTTGTATATCAAGCGGAGGCCGGTCTATGAAAACAATTATCATCCTCAACGGACCACCTAACAGCGGTAAGGACATGATTGCCAATGAGTTTGAGCAATTTGGCTTTGGTCATATGCGGTTTAAAACCGGCCTGTATAAGTATTTGGCTATGTACTATGGCAGAACCCCAAATGGAATTAAGGCCATGTGTAGTAATCGAGTCCTGAAAGAAAAATCAAATGCTACTTTTGGTGGTAAAACTCCGAGACAAGCACTTATTGAAATGAGTGAGGTTATAATTAAACCACTCTTTGGCAAGCAGCATTTCGGTGAGCTGTTGGCTATCGATATTAAGAAGAGTGACAAGGATGTAATCATCATATCCGATGGAGGATTTGAGGACGAGCTACTGCCGCTGCACGATGTCGGGGAAGTGATTGTCGTTCGGCTCTCACGTCCAGGCTGTAGTTTCGACGGTGATAGCCGGTCGTACTTGGAGAAGTACGACTATTCACTGGTCAATGATGGTACTAAAGACGATGCTTTTGCGAAGACGAGTGCTATCATCAAAGACCTAACGGAATCAATATGACTAAGCAACTAAAGGCAAACGACGATGATTGAAATTATAGCGGCGATATTCTTTGCGGTGAACTTCATCTCCAGTATTGTATTTGCGATCCTGAGTCGATGGATGCTCTGCGCCATTTGCCTAGCGTCGATGGTGGTTACGCTGATCGTGATTGTGGTGCAGATGAGCGTAATATTCTTACAGTTGTTTCTGCTATGAAAGTTCTTAATCTATATGCAGGACTTGGAGGCAACCGCAAAAACTGGACAGGCTGCGAAGTTACGGCAGTTGAAAACCATCCTAAAATTGCAGCCATATATCAAAGGTTGAACCCTAACGATACTGTGATAATTGGTGATGCTCATGAGTATCTTTTGTACAATCACCAAGAGTTTGATTTTATTTGGTCTTCGCCACCGTGTCAAACCCATAGTAGAATGATGAAGGCAACCAGACACAAACTAAATCGATACCCTGAAATGGCCTTGTATCAAGAGATACTATTTTTGAAACATTTCTTCAAGGGTAACTGGGTTGTTGAAAATGTAATACCTTACTATGAGCCTCTTATTGAAGGAAAAAAGATGGGTCGGCACATGTTCTGGTCAAATTTTGCTTTTACTTATTTTGATGTGCAAAGACCAAAAGGATTTATTAACCAGGCTAATCTTGCTGGCAAACAAGCACTCATGGATTGGTTAGGGATTTATTATGAGGAAAATATTTATTATGGCAGCAATCATTGCCCTGCACAAATATTGAGGAACTGTGTTCACCCTAAAGTAGGTCAGCACATTTTTGAATCACTCCGAGAACCAGACTTTTATGCTGATGAAATGGGATTATAGTGTTGACACCATGCATTGTATATGATACATTTCACCTAGAAATGGAGAAATGATGGTCTATGTCGATCATAAAAGTGAATTGGTGCTATTGATAGATTCAACCAATAGCACCAAAACCGTAATCAAACGCCATAGAGGTGCGAGGCGAGTGGTGAAGATCCCTATTCGATTGTTTGAAGAAAGTTATCGCCACGTAATAGGATTAAACGACAAACATGTTGCAAAAACATGGCTGAACAGCCTGTTCAAACTCAACCCTAAAGCAAAGGACATTTTGGAGGGATTGTTATGAAGCTAATCAATGAGATATTTCAAAAAGGTATTATGCTGCATCTGGAGCGGTGGAAGGAAACCGGCGACGTGCAAGATTTGAAGATTGCCGAGGGCTTTCTGGTGGAGTGCATTAAGCAGGTGGAGGCTCAACCAAAGGAGGTTACTCTTGCAAAAGTAATTGATATTAATGGGGCATCTAAACCGTCACTAACGCCAAAGTTCCATAGATTCCAACCAGTTACATGGCAGGACATGCCTTGTACGATAGCTGGGGTTTTCCCGCTAGACACATTCTGTGTTTACGATCTAATCACTAAACATGGCGCAAAAATCATCGGCGTTTATGAAGGAGCTATTCGATGAAAAATAATTGTTATGACTGTGGAAAAGAAGAGAAACTTCTTTATAGCATACAAAGACCATCCGGTAGAGGTTTAGGACACGCTATCTGTAAAGCGTGTCTCGATCTTCATAAAAAGAAAAGAGGCTAACATGAAGACTTTATACGTAGTAATGAGCCTATTCATTCTGTTCTTTGCGTTAATGACGGTAGCTAATGCAACAACATTCGACGTGGCCTATCCGGTCTGCGATACTCAGGATCAGATCATTGAGCTTTATTACGCTTCTGAGGCCGAGGATGTTGCAGCTATGGAAGCACTGATGGGTGTCTGTGGAATGATACCACAAGAGATTGTCGATCAGATTTTCATTGCTGTCGTGGAAACTACCGACACCGGGCTTACGGCGCTGTTCCTGTCACACCCGAACGGTAATGAGCTGGTCGTGTGGACTTTTAGTGAGGCCATCAAATGACAACATTCGCACATTTCCTATCGTTCATGCCATTCATCAGTCTGATGTGCGCTATCACCGCAGCGGTAATGGCCGATGGTTATCGGCGTAAAAAAGATCCACAGAAAAAGGACTATGCTATGAGCCAGCTTTACTCGTTTATATCGGTGCTATGGGTTATAGTCGGTCTAGCTTGTATGGGGAGGTAGGAATGACACCACAAGAGGAAATGCAGAAGATAGTTGAGTCGGCTGATGAGTGCTGGCACGAATCAAGCGTGTTTGGGGATTTGGCTATTTGTACTAAATGTAAAGGCAACTTTGGAATCAACCCATCCCCAACAGACCTAAACGAGTTGTTCCGGTTGGCTGGTAAGCTAGGGTTTGATGAAATCAGAATTGACCTCGGCGGGGCGTGTGATGTAATCAGATGGAGATTGCCAGAAAAAAGATTCGCCTATAGTGAGAATTACACCTCTGAATCCGACGCACTCCGCAAAGCCCTTGTCGAGGCAATAGGAGATGAAAATGTTCAGTAAAATAATCGTTTGGTGTTTGTCAATATTATTCGTACTTTTCATAGCAGCTGCTTTCACTGGTGGCTTCTTCACCGTCATTGGTATCATTGGCTTAATGACGCTGGCTTGGCTGGTATACCCGGAGTTCGTTTGAAACAACTCGACCTCATCGATAAGGGTACGCTCCATCCGGTGAAGACCGATTGGATGCCGCCTGATTCCTTTCCCGACCTATCATCGGCTAAGATGATATCGGTTGACCTTGAGACTTGCGACCCGGATCTTAAAACCAAGGGGCCGGGAACCAGGAGGGGAGCTTTTATTGCCGGGGTGGCTATCGGGACTGACGATGGCTTCCGGGGCTATTATCCTATCGCCCATCAGCTCGGGGGAAATATGGATCGGGATACAGTGCTGCGCTGGGCGAAGGAAGAGTTAGGTCGGTCATCTCAGCCGAAGGTTGGAGCGCATTTAATATACGACTTGGAGTTCTTGGCAGTGGCCGATGTGCCGGTGGCCGGGAAGCTCTACGACGTTCAATATGCCGAGCCGCTGCTCGATGAGCACAAACTGTCGTATAGCCTGGACAATATCGCCAAAGAGCGCTTGGGTGAGGGCAAAGTCAGTAATGCTATGTATGATTGGATTACTATGGCCTACGGCAAGCAAAACCCCGGCAACCATATCTGGGAGGCTCCGGTCGGTCTGGTCGGGCCATATGCTGAAGGTGATGTTGACTTGCCACTAAGGATTCTGGAATCACAGCGCAAGGAGCTGCGAGAGCAGAACCTTGAAGACCTTTTCGAAATGGAGTGCTCCCTGCTGCCGATGCTGCTAGCCATGCGTTTGAACGGGGTTAGGGTTGATGTACCGAAAGCCGAACGGATCGGCGCAGGGCTGCAAAAGGAAATCACCCGCTGGCAGAAAGAGCTTAACGTGCTGTGCGGTTTTCAGTGCAATATAAATTCCGCTGGTCATTTAAGTAGAATATTTGATAAGCTGCATATACCCTACCTAAGAACAAAGCCAACAAAGTCACACCCCAATGGCCAACCTTCTTTTCAGAAGAAGTGGTTAGAAAAACTAAACTTACCAAACCCGGAAATCCAATTGATATTGGGGCTCCGTAAATATACGACGATCCTCAACACATTTATTAAGGGTTATATAATTGGTCAAAATGTCAACGGTCGATTGTATGGCATGTTTCATCCATTAAGAACCGATGAGAATGGTACAATTTCAGGCCGCTTCAGCAGTAGCCTACCTAACCTGCAAAATATCCCGATGCGCGATAAGACCCTAATCTGTGTCGATGGTGTTATGATGCGCTTAGGTAAAGCTATTCGTAGTTGTTTTTTGCCGGAAGAAGATTGTCTATGGGTAAAAGATGATTACAGTCAAGTCGAGTTCCGGCTGATCACCCAGTATGGAACAGGCCCAGAAGCTGAAGCGGCTCGGTCGGAATATGTAAATGATCCGACCACAGACTTTCATGCCTTGGTCGGTAGGATGTGTGGTATTGACCGCGACCCGGCAAAGACTATCAATTTTGGTTTGGCTTATGTTATGGGTGTAGAGAAATTAGCCGAAGACTTGGGGGTATCCGTCGAAGAGGCCGAAGAGCTATTTAAAACCTATCATGCCCGAGTGCCTTTTGTCCAGTCGCTACAAAAAGCAACATCAAGGGTAGCCAGTAATCGAGGCTATATTAGAACACTGATGAATAGACGAGCCCGGTTTCCTTTTTGGGAATCGACTGATTGGGATACGGCACACGCCAATGCACCAAAGCTAGATAAAGAATGGGCAGTTGAATTGTGGGGAACGGTACGTAGAGCCGAGACGTGGACGGCTATGAATAAACTCATCCAGGGCTCTGCTGCCGATGTTATGAAGAAAGCGATGAAAGATGTTTGGGATTCAGGTGTATTTGATGTGCTGAAGATCCATTTGACAGTTCATGACGAATTAGATTTCTCACAGCCAAAGACAAAAGAAGCCGATGAAGCAGCGAAAGAAATGCTGCACATAATGGAGAATTGTGTTAAGCTGAAAATACCACTGGCCTGTGATACCGAGTCAGGCCCATCATGGGGAGAGGTGGAATGATAGTTGAGAAATGTAGATGGTGCCAGTCTGAGGCGTTTAGAACGATTGGACACACAGGAGCATCTTTCCCAAAGTCTTGTTCGACTTGTGGTCACCAAGAAGGTGATCGATGGGAATGGAAAGAGCTTACTGACGAATTCAACCGACTAAATATAGAGAATGAGCAACTCAAGGTAGAGCTGGAGGCGCTGAAGAAGTCAGACGAACGTACACACAAAACGCTTGATTGGTATGCTGACAAACTTGAGAAGGCCGAGGCGCTAAATGGGTGAACTCAAACGGCTACGGACTGAGAACCGGCGATTAGCGCGGAAGATCGAGCGGATGGATGCGGCCTATGAGCGGCTGTTGGAGAAGCATCGATGGGAAGGGTTCGATCAAATCAAAGAGAGAACAGGTCTTATCTCAGAAGTCAAGCAATGGCGGGAGAGGTATACTCTGATTAAAAGACTGTATGATAAGATGAAGGATAGATAGACATGAAAAAGCAGACAAAGGTTGACATTAAGGTGACGGTGTGCATATCCCCTAAAGCCTCCATGACAACCCATACAATCGTAGCGCCGCCGAGTATAGCGCTGATAAACATAGTAATGACCGGCGCTTTCGGCACTAGCGCCAGGAACAGGAACAAAGCCAATATGCACACCGTCACCTTCGGCGGCGCTACGATTGTATGGGTTGTCATGGAGGCTTTAGGGGAAATTCTTAAGTGGTGGAGGAAGTGATGAGTGATCTTAAAGTAACTGTTGGTGACGGTAAATACACAGTGTTATTTGATGAAAATGACAGGCTGAGTGCTTTGCGTTATGGTGAAAAATGGCGTGACTGTTGTGGTGATGGCCTTATCCTTGCTCTGGCCTATGAGGTAGAAGAGCTTAGGGAGGAAAATCATAGGCTCCTCATGGTAATTAAATGAATGAATCAGGCTTCTGGCAATGGCTTAGAGATAAGATGCGGTGCTATTGGGATGCAGAGCGGATAGAGAATGGCCTTGCTTGCGGTGTCCCGGACGTGAACTATGGAGTGCCATCTCACCAGGGCTGGATCGAGCTGAAGTGGCTGAAGAAATTCCCCGTGCGCAAAACCACCAAAGTTCGAATACATCATTGGACTGGTGTTCAAAAACAGTGGTTATTGAGAAGGGGGAAAGTAAGCGGCAACTGTTGGATGATGATTAGAGTAGAGGACGAGGTGTTTCTATTCAGTTATGATCAGACGATGTTGGTTGAGACTTGGACCAAGAGCGAGTGGCGAATGAACTGTAGGTTTTATTCAACGGTCGGCGCGTTTAAAGCCATGCCCTTCTTCCAATTGCTGGAAAAAGGGCATAAGGTGTGAGTCAAAGTACCTTAATGAGATGCCATGTAAATTGATCCAGCTACAAAATCTAAATACCATGAGTAATAAGCACCTATCCATGGTCCTACCATAAGAATTACAATAACTGATGTTACAATAATTAACAGAGCCTGTATGATTTCTTTGTTCATTCCCAAACCTCTCTTTCGCCTAACAACTGTTGATAAAGGTAGAACGGGAACATGCCTATGGCAATAATCAGTGTGATTGCCAGATAGACTCCCACCAGTAAGCCAATAATCGGCATGATAACCCAACTGTGATGTTCACTGTGCATAGTATTCGTTTAGCAGATCGGCTAACTCCCTATGGCATTGGGCTTGCTCATTCAGATCCAGGACCATAGCCTGACCGCCATCAAGGGCGGTCAGAGAGATCTTCTTCAGCATGGTATGGTCATGGACCAGTTTGATTATCTTATCGTGTAGTTCAGCTCGGGTCATTGGTTGTGCTCCTCTCCTTGTATTTGGTTTAGACGATAGGCTTCAATCAATCCAGCATGAGCTGTTACGTCTGAGAGTGGTATAAATTCAATTTCATAACCGTCTGGATAATGCTTCTGGTATGCTTCTTTACGGTCCTTGCGCCCATCGCCAAGATCTATATGAACAAAGGATTCGCGACTACACCAGTGACTTCCAAGGACTGTACCATCTTCGGCCATTGCGTAAGCAACACCATCACCACCACGCACATTACTATAGATAAATATTTTATTCATTTCGATGCCTCCTCAAACTGTTGATCGAGTTTGTAAGTCGGATACCACTCTTGATTCCAGCGGATAAAGGCGTGGCTCCATGCGCCTGATGTGGTGCAGAGATACACCCGGTCAATGTCTTCCATGAAATGGATATCTTCTGCGTTGTAGTAGAATGGGCATTCAGTACGCCCCTTAACGTACATTGGAAAATTGTCTTCGCCGCAGCAAAAGCCGGTAAAGAATATCCGATTACACTGAGTACAGATAAAGGCATCACAGAGATAATGGAATTTGTCAGACCTTACCTCCAACCCAGTCTTGTAGCAATGGACCTCTTCTGTACCACAGTTGGTACATCTGATTTCAGTCATGAGTTATCTCCCTTTAATCAACATCGGGTTATGACAAGTCCAGCCGTAAACGTCGAACGCTTCAACGTCGCCACGCTTCATCCCGGTGTTTGGTCCATTTTTAAATGGTTTTGCGACGCAGGGGCAAAGTTTACTACAGCGTTTTAGGCTCGCCAGTGGGCATTCGTTGGTTGGCTTTGCTTCAGTCAGCTCTCTGACTCTGGTGATAGCTGCTTGTTGGTCTACAATTCGCATTGTGTGCCTCCATTAATGGCGCAATCAGGATCACCATACTTTCCGCAGACTGGACAATCAGGGCAATAGCAGCTATCGATATCACGATTGCAGACTTGGCAAGCGTTATCTGGCTGCATCTCTTCACAAAGGTCAGGAGTTGTGTCGCACATATTATTCCCTTTCATTAAGAAATTGCTTGACTGTCTTACCGAAATGTTTCTCGGCACAAGGGGCACAGAACCAGAACTGACAATACAGGCAGCGATAAGCGTTAGTCAGCTTGACCTTCTTGCCGCAGGGCTCATGGCGATCATCGGAGTGACCAGAGGGCTGAGTACCCATACAAGTGACGGTATGGTCACTGACCTTGATAACTTCCCGGAACTGGACACTATACATTCTGAGAGTGTCTGTTATTTTCATGGCCACACCCACATGATCCAGGTGACCAAGATAAATATGCTAAGTAGTTCCATTATTCCTCTCTTTCCAAGTGCATACAGCCTCAACGGTAATGAGCAGAGCCAGAGGGCCATAGATGCAGATTAGTGATTGGATCATAATACGAACTCCGGTGTGATGGTATACACTTTTTTGGCCAAGGTCTTGTGGTTGATATATACCTGTTGCCCTTTGTGGCTCAGAGTATAGCCGTCAAAGCTTATTTTCTTGCCGTTAGGAGCGTAACCATAATAACCGTGGCGCTTCATTTTACGTAACCTTCCAGCAATCTTCAGGCTCCACAGCTCTTGAGTATAGACGTTCCAGTAGTAGCCGGGATACCTTATTTTGACGAAGCCATCCTCAAGTCTGACCATGATATCTCCTAATGCTTAGTAGCATTGACTGACACCTTCTGTAATGTCCGATAGGCGATAGCGTTATCGATGATCTCAGCTGAGACCTGTTCGAAGATATAATCTAGCATGACCAAAGTCAATTCAACGTCGGCCCTTGAGCTAGTGGTGACAGTTCCACCACCTTTGGCATGTGGTAAAACGAGCAGGACGATGTGCTTTGCATCATCGGGACCAGTACGAAGATCCTCAATGGTATCGGCACAGGCTTTGAGTACTAGTGGGTAGTCAACTTTGTCAGTCATTACCAGCTCCATTCCAGGCCGAGAAAATCACGGCCATAGTTGGGGTGTTTACGTGAAGCGTTAGAGAAATGAACATATCTCAGGCTAATGTTATTTGTCAAGCGAAAACTGACGTTCGGCTTAAATTGTCCGTGCATGGTCAGCTCGACCGGGACGTGGTAGAGATAGGCCAGAGAACAACCGATTGTGAGGCGTTTATAGGTCAGGGTAAGCCCAGCATCGACGTAGGGGCTGTGGTTAAAGATACCTACCGATGCGGTGGTGGCCATATAAGAGCCGAGGTCATAGGTAGCACCCAATTCGATAAGAGCACCACTTGTACGGCTAACACCGGATGCGGTGGTGACGCTTGCAGCCTCGGATCTGGTACAAAAAGCGCAGATTAAAATTATCAAGATCAGAGTAGTAAATTTGAGCAGCCAAATTTTCATAGTGTGGGCCTTTATAGATAATAATCATCTAAATAATAGTTGTAATCGTAATCCTCATCAAGACAATAATCTTCCCATATATCCTCATAAAACCAAACGTCCTCCAGATTATCCCAGTCATCCATCCACCAGCTGCTAGCATCCAGGATGATCTCACTATGTACATCCTGACCATAGGCTTTCGACAACGACTTGTCGTAGGTTGTGTTATGTCCGATCATTTAGGCTCCTTTATACTATAGTGTCTATGTTTGCAAGCACACCTATTGATACATATATTGCCCACCACTCAAGCGTCGTTACATCATAGCCTAGTGTGTTAGCAATAATAATTGCACAAACTCCTTTTATAAGCACTTTCCATCTCATGAGTACCTCGACAAAGCTTTACGGGCGGCTTGATCTTCCGGGTGATGGCGCAAGTGTCGCTTCAGTCGGCGGCACTTATTCCGATGCGTGATGTTTACGCCAAATTGACCGGCACGATGTGAGGTTCTATTGCGCTTGCGTTCGATGGTTTTGGTTGTTTTTGTTTGTCCCATGATTAAGCTCCAGATGTTGTTGAATATGTGAAAGATGAAAACGGACAGGCTCCAGCATATTAGCAGTCGGCACAGTGGCCGACCAACCGCGCTTATCCACGAAAGAAAACACGTCGTTACCTCTAGGGGTAGAGTGTACTCGACCAATGACTTTACCGATAGAGAGGCTGTTAACATAACATTTATACCAGCCATGTTCAGGCATGCTAAACCTCCACGATGTAGTAATCGCAATAATCCAATAAGCTTATTGCCTTGATGATTTGTTCATCAGCGTAGCGTTCGAAGAATCTGATTTGATCCATATCGTCAGGGTGAACACTGGCGGTGCATACCCGGCGAGCGGTCGGCAAGTCAATGTCGCGGGGTGGATCAATGAGCGTATGAACTTCCAGGTCGTAGTGATACTCTTCTGTTGTTACTAGCTTAAATGTCGGCTCATAATACACGTCTTTATAATAGCGTTTCATATTTAGTACCTCTTGCGTTAATGGGTTATTGTTAGAGTTGACCGGCGGTATTCTACCAGCTTGCCGTAATCCCATACTTTGTGCATGTTAGCCCGAGATCCAGCGACTAAAGGATAACCACCGGGCTTGTGAAGCATGGCTTCTGTAACGGGATCGGTTATTAGTGCAAGGTGCTGCAAATCACCATAAGATCTATAAACAGCTATATCACCGATTTGTAGAGCATCATTGACCGGGGCTGTGCATTGCTCCAGTAGTGTCTCTGTGCCATCAAAACTATTCATCCAAAACAACCGCTGGGATAGTCCTAGCATATAGAGAGCAAAACCGAAACAATTATACCTGGCTCTCTCATTGTTTTTGTTAATGGTAAAATCTATCTCCCGTTGTTTAATGACCTTGGCTTTGTGGAGAATTGCGAATAGTTCTTGTAGTTCCTTGTTCATAGTTAATACCTCTCAGTAATGATGCTGGCGAGCCAAAGGGCAAGAACGCCACTGCCTGAGGCCATACAGGCGGTAATGGCAGCGATTAATGCAGTGGTGACAAAGGCGGCAATTATAAAGGCTTCATAGAACAGCCGCCAGATCATGTGAAGAGTCATGTATTTCATTGTGAGCCTCCGTTTAGAATATACTCAGTTGCAGAGTAGGCTTCTGCTAGTGCTACCTCTAAAGCTCTGTCATCACCTAGGTTGAATTCTTGATATGCTTTCAACCAGTGTTTAATAGAGGAGGCGGCATACTCAAGAATTATTTCAAAAAATCCACAATAACTACATGTATAAAAACCACCTTTATAAGCTATATGGCCTCTTCTTTTTTCAGGTCTTATACCTGATTCAGTTTCACAATAGGGACATCCTTTAAACAAGATACAGTCGTTTTTATGGCTATAAATACTGTTACAAAAGATCACTTTAAAGCCCTGGGCGTGAGCCTCTTTTATACAGTCCAGGTCACCAGGGTTAATTTCGTTTGTTAATGTAGTGTGGTAAATCTTTTTAAAAGGTAACATAATTATTCTCCAGGCTAATATTTAAACAACTTTATTTTCTATGCTCTATTTATATCATTGACTACCAGGGTGTCAAGTAAATAAATACGATAAATTTATATTTCTTTTGCTGCTCTGCTTAATTCATAGTAGTGCAAATATCAGGCCAAAATATTTATGCAGTCATTTCATACACTTACACTCAATGACTAAATACTATCCTATATAGTGAATTTAAAAAAAAATTATTAAAATAAAATACTAGTTGACAACGTATTTACGTATTATCACATTAAGCTAGTGTTATTGTTCAGTAAACTGTTGAATACGTTGTTTAGTGATGGTTTGGAGGTGATGGACTAGAGGTGATGGTTTATCAACCCTTTGCTCTTCATCTCTCTACCATCACCATATCTGCCGATCAGCATTTGAAATAAAGTTTTGCAAAAATTTTTTTTCAAACTCACTATATAGGGGCATTATCACATTACCTAGTCAAACGCCAGTCACCAAGTGTATACAGTATACACTTTAAATAAAATAAAATAAATGCTTGACACTGGTTGACGGTATGCTATTGTTAAATCAACTCAAGACGAAAGGCGATCATCATGGAAGCGACAGCCACGCAAATTAGACAGCTCGACAGATTCAACGATTCTATAGCCCATACTGTCCTTGGTCACGAACTCAACAGCAAAGGCGAAATGATTATCCGCCTTAGCCTAGCATGGATCATTGTCTCTAGACGTGGGTACATGAAGCGCTACTAAACAGCCCACTACATCAGCCCATCACCTAGTTGGTGATGGGCCTCTCTTTGTCTACGATCCCCAAAACCCAAAGGTCACCTCTAAAATAATTGACCGGCTCTGGTTGCTCATCTCCAGGCCCATCGGCATAGGTGGTAATGATAATCAATTTCAAACTATGTGCAAACGCCAAATGCCAAGTCGGCATAGACCCCCCTGGGGGTAGTCGCGAGTTGGGGGTGAGATACCGACAGACAAAATTTGTTTGATTTTTAGCTTTACATTCAAGTTCTTATATGATATAGTCAAATAGTAGCTTAACTTGAAGTCCTTCACTTAAATGGGAAGGCCACCGGGGTTGGTCGCTCGGTGCTTGATAATAAAAGTCCTCGGGCTAAGTGGCCAGAGCAGCTGAAGTCGAGTGTGCAAACACGGAGTCCGAGGCGACAATAAAATAGGGGTGTAGCTCAGTGGCTAGAGCGCGCGCTCGATAAGCGTGATGTCGAAGGTTTGAATCCTTCCACCCCTACCAACTTTTCCATTGACTTTATGTAGTTTATCCTATATACTTAAGTCCTAAGGACATCAGCATATAGGACGAAAAGGAGAGTGTATGTTATACCCAACGTACAAGTATGAAAGAAATGAGTTTGTATTTAGGTGGAAGCACAACAAACTGGGGATTAGACGAGCACACCACAGTAAGAACCCGCTTAAACCACTACTAGGTGTTTTTGAGCTTATGTCGGTAGTTAGAAATCTTCATACCCCAGAAGATGGATCAGTCCAAGGCTAATAAGTGTTTTTCCATTGACTCTCACCCTCATTCATGCTACACTTATCTTATGATTAAAATCATTCCACAATAATTTATAGATAAAAAGGAGATCAATTATGTGTAAAATCATTTCTATCTTGTTTCTTGTAGCTTTTATCTCTGGTTGTGCTGGTATAAACGAACAAGGATTTAAAATAACACAAAGATTTTGCGATTTAGATCCTATGGCGCGCGTAGCAGCACAAGCAGCTACTGACTCAATAACTGCCCCTAATCGGATTATTATTGAGTGCCTGAGTGACTAAATTGACAGAACCACCAATCACAGACGAGGAACAACCAACTCCAGACGAAAAGCCTAAAAACCTTCGTCAGTCGATGGAGTCCGTCTTTGCTAAGTTAGGGGGTGATCAGGGCTTCATAGAATGGATCGATTCCAACACCGCCAATAAACGAATCTTTTACCGCGACATCCTACCTAAGCTGGTCCCGAAACAAGTGGAGGCTACTCACTCAGCTCCAGACGGTGGCCCGATGCGCTTCATCTGGGAGGGTGGCCTGAATGATCCAGCGAAATTAACTGAAAAAGATGTCGATGTTTCCCAATCAGCAGTCGCCTCAGTGGCTCAGTCCCTTGCCCTTGAGGATGATGATTAATAGCACACCCTAGATAAAATCCTATAGAGGAGATAAAAATGATTGAATTAACAGTGGAATTTATAAGAGAATACACCAATTGTATAAAAGAAGAGACTGAAGATGATTTAAAGCCAAGAGGACAAAAACTGAAGTTGCTGAAATTCATTGATTTTCTTTTGGCAGAGATCGATAGCTCAAAGGTATGACCACCAAAGACCAAATAGTCCGTATCCCTTACGTCCCTCGTAAGCAACAAGCGGCCATGCACAAAGAACTGGATGCCCATCGATTTTCTGTCGTGGTCATCCATCGTCGTTGGGGCAAGACCGTTATGCTCCTGAACCAACTCATCAAACGGGCAATGACCTGCCCACTCCCCGATGGCCGCTACGTTTATATCGCTCCCTTCCTGAAACAAGCCAAAACCCTCGCATGGGATTACCTAAAACGATTTACTGATCCCATCCCCGGTCGAACTTATAGTGAATCAGAAACTCGCGTCAATCTCCCGAACGGCTCACAGATCCGACTATTCGGTGCTGACAATCCCAATGCTATTCGTGGTATTTATTGTGATGGCGCTGTCCTTGACGAGTACGCTCAATGTAACTCAACGATCTTCTCATCCATCCTTCGACCAGCGGTAAGTGACCGTGGCGGGTGGGTGATTTTCAGTGGTACTCCGAATGGCCGTAATGATTTCTTCAAAAAGCTCCAATATGCTCAAGCCTCTCCAAGTTGGTACTGGGCAATTCTGAAGGGTAGTGAAACTGGCATAATCCCGCAAGATGAGCTTGCCGATGCTCGATCTATTATGACCGAGGAGGAGTACGCACGAGAATATGAATGCTCCTTCGACTCGATTATTGGTAAACGTATCTATCCTGAGTTCAGTCACAGAGTTCACGTAGCCGATCCAGAAGTTAGTCTCCGACCAACCCAACCGACCAAGATCATTCGTGGCTGGGACAACACCGGCCTTTCTCCAGCGGTCGTATTCACTCACCTAACACCAACTGGCCAATGGCAGCTTTTTAAAGAAATGTGCTTCTTCGATGTTGGTATCCAGGAAGCAACTGAGGCCGTAATCCTCTGGAGTAATCTCAACCTGCCCCCGGAATGCACCTTTGTTGACTATGCTGACCCAGATGGACAAAACAGGGACAGCATCAAGATGACAGCCAGAGCATACACAATTCTTAAAGCCAGAGAGATGGGCCAAGAGATCTGGCCTATCGACGGTGTTCAAACTTGGAAGGTTCGCCGGGAGTCGGTCGCTGGTCGTCTTACATCTTTACGTAACAAAGGTCCAGGGCTGTTGATTGATTACAATGAATGCCCGATGATTATCCAGGGTTTTGATGGTGGTTATGCTTTTCGGGAGATCAAAAATATGCCAGGGATGTTCGTTGAAGAGGCGATCAAGAATGAATACTCGCACATTCATGATGCTATCCAGTATCCAGCCACTCGCCTGTTTATGTTTGACAACTCCCGAATCACCAAGGCCGATGGCGTAACCTATTACGACGACGATGAAGAAGACTACGACGAGTTCGTGAACCTCACCGGACGCTCACCTATAACGGGGTATTGATAT